ATGACCGTCTTTCTAAGGAGATGGCTAAGTTCGAGGAGATGGTTCCTGACGTTGTTCGAGACGAGCCTGATGCCTCTACGTCTGACAAGATGAAGCGTAGATATGTGAATAAGACGCGCAAGGCTGTAGAGTATTTCCGCGACAAGCATCCTAAGTACAAGAGTTTATTAAAGCAGCTTGAGTCTATTGAGGCCAAGTGGGACAAAGAAGGGAAGCATATGTAATGGCTGTTAATGCTGCTGGTAACTATACCAAGCCCAAGATGCGGAAGTCTTTGTTCAACAGGATAAAGGCGGCTAATGTTCAAGGCACTGCTGCTGGCAAGTGGTCGGCAAGAAAAGCGCAACTTTTAGCAAAGCGGTATAAGGCCGCTGGTGGAGGATATACATGAGGATTGAGTTTTGTAGCATTAGCATGATGCTTGATATTATTGATGAGCTTCAGTTACGAAGCATTAAATTTACCTGCAAGGTTGATGACCTTGGCTGTGGAGATATTTGGTTAGAGCATGAGAGCATCGCAAAAATCGCTGCTTAACTGGGGCAAGCAGAAGTGGCGCACTAAGTCTGGCAAGAAGTCTAGTGAGACTGGTGAGCGTTATCTTCCTAGTAAGGCTATTGCTGCTCTTAGTGATTCTGAATATGCAGCTACAACCGCAGCTAAACGAAAGGGTAAGGCAGCAGGTAAGCAGCATGTGGCTCAACCGAAAGCTATTGCCAATAAAGTAAGGAAGTATAGGACATAATGGCTTGGTATACAGCAAACGATAATAAAATCTATAAAGGGCCGACTCACACATTAGGTGGTACAACTTACTCAGGGGCTACTCGAACCCCTTCTTCGCGGCGACTTGTTGAGGGCCCAGACCCAAAGCCAGCACCAAAAAAGAAAGCGGCTAAGAAGTGAGCTTTATAAACACTATTAAACAAGAAGATTTACAGCTTCTTCGTGGCATTGTACGCAAAGTGCATCTTAGTTATGTTGTAGAGAAGTTTGGTGCTAGCAGTGAGTTAGTTAGCGATGCGGCTTGCGATAAGCTGATTGAAAGCATTGCGCCCGAAGTAGTTGAAGATATGATCCGATTTGGAGTCGATAAGGGTTATAGATGATAGACTTTAAGTACAAGCCTGACGGTGATGTACTCAAGACCTTTATGAAGGATGACACTTTCTTTCGTGGCATAAGAGGCCCTGTTGGTTCTGGCAAATCTGTTGGCTGTTGTGTAGAAGTATTTCGCCGCGCCATTCAGCAGAAAAAAGGGCCAGATGGATTACGCAAAAGCCGTTGGGCTATTATTCGTAATACCAATCCTCAGTTAAGAACTACTACAATTAAGACTTGGTTGGACTGGTTTCCAGAGAATGACTGGGGCAAGTTTACTTGGTCAGTGCCCTACACCCATAGGATTCAAAAGGGGGATATAGATCTTGAGGTTATATTTCTGGCGCTTGATCGCCCAGAGGATGTTAAAAAACTTTTATCATTGGAGCTTACTGGGATCTGGATCAATGAAGCGAGGGAAATTCCTAAGAGTATTATTGATGCCTGTACGATGCGTGTTGGCCGTTATCCTTCTATGCGTGACGGTGGCCCTTCTTGGACTGGCGTTATTGCCGATACCAACGCCCCTGAGGAAGATCACTGGTGGCCGATTATGTCTGCCGAAGTTCCAATCCCAGATCATATTCCGCGTGAGCAAGCTAAGATGTTGGTCAAGCCGGATAACTGGTCTTTCTATACCCAGCCCTCTGGGATGGTTGAAAGGAAAACAGAAGACGGAGAAATAGAAGACTATGATCCAAACCCAAAGGCTGAAAACACAAAGAACATGCTTAAGAGCTACTATCCAAACCTCATTCGGGGAAAGACTAAATCATGGATAGATGTTTATGTGATGAACCGATTGGGTCACATTCAAGACGGAAAGCCTGTATATCCAATGTTTGCATCAGAAGTTCACATAGCTCAAGAAGAAATACCCGTTGCTGCAAACATGCCAGTGTATGTTGGTGTGGATTTTGGTCTAACTCCTGCTGCGGTCTTTGGTCAAAAGGTAAGGGGAAGGTGGTTTCTACAGTCAGAAATTGTGGCGGTAGACATGGGCATCGTGCGTTTTGCCGAGGTTCTTAGAAACGAACTATCCACTAGGTTTGCTGCTGCTTCTGAGGTAATTATTTACGGCGATCCTGCGGGTGATTTTAGAGCGCAGACTGATGAATCGACTCCTTTTCATATTCTGCGCGGTGCTGGCTTGAAGGCGTTTCCTGCGCCTTCCAACTCTGTTGACCTCCGACTAGAGTCGGTATCCTCCCAGTTGACGAAGATGGTCGAAGGTAAGCCAGCACTATTAATAGACAGGCGTTGCCCTCAGTTAATTAAGGGCTTTGAGGGTGGTTATGCGTATAAGCGCATGGAAGTAAGCGGAGAAAGATACGCTGATAAGCCAGACAAGAATATGTTTAGTCACGTTCATGATGCGGCTCAGTATTTATTCTTAGGCGCTGGTGAGGGCAGAGCTTTGATGAACAGCCAAAAACCAGCCAAACCTGTAATTGCTAAGCGTAACTTCGATGTCTTTAATCGCGGGCCTAAGCAAAGAAACAAACCAAGTTTATGGGCTAGACTGTAGTTTTTTGTGCATTGATGTTTATTCCTTTCTATGTTTACGAGTAGAAAACAAAGGAGATTAATATGTGTTTTGGTGGTGGAGGCGGCCCTAGTGCAGCTGAGAAAGAAGCGGCAGCCGATCAGCGTATAGAAGCTGAGGCGGCTAAATCTGAAGAGATTCAAAAAAGAGCTAAGCAAAAGCGGGAAGATATTTCTACAGCTTTGGAAAGCAGAACGCGCAGAAGCGGTATGCGTGGTGGCGCTGGACGCCGTTCTTTGTTTAAAGCTGGTGGCGGTGGATTCTTAGGTAGGTTTGGCTAATGCCTGATATAGCAAAGCAATATATTCAAAGTTATCAAAAGGCAAAAGCCTTTCGTGAAAACTGGGTTCCGTTGTTCGAGGAATGCTATGAGTATGCTTTGCCTCAGCGTGAGTCATTTTACTATGAAGAAGCTGGACAGCGCAGAGATGATAAGATCTTTGATGAGACTGCGGTGGTTGGTGTGCAAGAGTTTGCCAGCCGCTTGCAGTCTGGTTTGGTTCCTAACTTTGCGCGCTGGGCTGATCTTATGGCTGGCAGTGAAGTGCCGCCAGATCAGCGTGAGGCTATAGATAATGAGCTTGATGAAGTAACCGAGTATGTCTTTGAGGTTCTTCAGAACTCTAATTTCAGCCAAGAGGTTCATGAGTCATTCATGGATTTGGCTGTGGGTACTGGTGTCTTGTGCGTAGAAGAGGGGGATGCAATCAATCCTGTAAACTTCTCAGCTATACCGCTCCCTCATGTGGTACTTGACACTGGTCCCGATGATAAGATCGATCACGTTTACCGTGAGCGAAAAAAAGTAAAGTTCGACCATCTTTCTATTATGTACCCCAAGGGCAACTTTGATCAAAAGGTTACTTCCCTAATGGGATCTGATCGTGAAACGACTGTGCTTGAGGTTGTTTGCCGCGACTACTCTAAGAAAAACGAAGAAGCTTACTATCATTACGCAATCTGCATGACCACTAAGACTATGCTTTATGCTAAAGAGATGACTGGTCTTGGCTCTAATCCTTTTGTTTGTTTTCGTTGGGGTAAATGCGCTGGTGAGATTTACGGGCGTGGCCCATTGCTTAATGCGCTATCTGCTATTAAGACCACCAATCTTACCATTGAGCTTATTCTTGAGAATGCCCAGATGTCTATCTCTGGTATTTATCAAATGGAAGACGATGGCGTAATCAACCCTGACACGATTAATTTAGTGCCCGGATCAATTATACCGAAAGCTATGGGTTCTGCTGGTCTTCAGCCAATACAAGCGGCTGGTCGTTTTGATGTAGCACAGCTTGTTTTAAGTGACATGCGTTTGAATATTAAGCGAGCATTGTACAATGATATGCTTGGAAACCCAGATAGAACCCCTGCGACTGCAACTGAGGTAGCAGAGCGTATGGGTGATTTGGCAAGAAGAATGGGATCTGCATTTGGTCGCTTGCAAGCAGAACTCGTGCAGCCCGTACTTCAGCGTGTAATATACATCTTAAAGAAGCAGGGCCGCATAGAAGTACCTACAGTAAACGGACGGGAAGTTAAAGTCCGTTCTGTGTCTCCGCTTGCACAAGCTCAATCAAATCAGGACATTTCTAGTGTTGCTAGATTCCTTGAATTAGTTGGTGGAGCCTTTGGCCCAGAGATGTTGCAGCTTCTAATTGACGGTGAACAAACAGCAATTCACCTTGCGAAAAAATTTGGTGTGCCAGAGAGCTTGATTCGTGACGAAGAACAGCGTAGACAAATAGCTGCATTAGCGCAGCAAATGGCGCAACAACAGCAAGGACAGATGATTGCCGAACAAGGTTAATATTGGATTAGACGGAATCCAAAGATCTTCTGATAAAGATGTTCAGATAAGTCAGAACATTGCTCAAATATTTGAGTCTCCTACTGGCAAGGAAGTCATGCGTTATTTGCGCTCTATTACTATTGAGATGGTAAATGGCCCTAATGTGACCACGGAAGAGTTGCGACATATAGAAGGTCAGCGTTATATCGTTGGCCTTATTGAGCAACGTATTGCACATTCACATAGGAGTAAGAACAAATGAATGAAGAAGCGGCAATGGAAACAGCCCAAGCTGATGGGCGTGATTTTGTTACTGAAGCAGATGTTGAAAAGTCTTCAGCGCCAGAACGCCCTGAGTGGTTGCCAGAAAAATATAGCAGTGGTGAAGATTTAGCCAAGGCTTACAAAGAGCTTGAGTCAAAGCTAGGAACCAAAGAGGAGGACATTCGCAATAAGCTTCTTGAAGAAATTCAAACTGAAGCTTTTGGTGATCGGCCTGATTCTGCTGGTGATTATCAGCTTCCTGATATTGTTGATGATGAGCTTGCTGTAGATAATGAGCTATTACAGTGGTGGTCAGAACATGCTTTTGAAAATGGTTATGGGCAGGATGAGTTCCAAAAGGGCATTGAGATGTATGCTCAAGCCGTTAATGGAAGCCAACCTGACCTTGAAGCTGAGGCTTCAAAGCTTGGTGATAATGCGAATGATCGCATTCAGGCTGCATCTATGTTTGCGAATAAGTTCTTTCCAGAACAATCTTTGCCAGCTATTGAGCGTATGTGCGAAAGCCATGAGGGCATTCTTGCTCTTGAAGCAATTATGGAAGCAACCAAGGATGGTTCATTTGCTGGTAATACGCAACCGTCTGGTCGTGTAACTCAAGATGAATTAAATGAATTGATGAGTCACCCTGATTACTGGAAGGACGGATCAATAGTTCGCAAGCAAGTAGAAGAAGGGTTTAAGTCTCTCTATGGAGGTTAAAATATTAACAAGGGGTAAGTTTTACTTAACCCCTTTTACTTCTGATCACATTGATGAGGTTGCCGCCAATCTGAGTCAGGAAAATAAAAGAGAGCTTAAAATCCTTGGACACTTGGATATTAAGCAAGCAATTACAGAAATGTATGAATGCTCTGAGTGTTACTTAGTTCGCAAAGAAGGTGAAACATTTATTGGCGTTGGTGGTCTTTGGTATGCTGAAGATCAAGATTTCCCTCAAATGTTCTTTATGTTTTCCGACAAGGTAAAAGAAAACTTCACTACTATGGCTCGCGGATCAAAGATGCTTGTTAATTATTTGGATAAAACCCAACCTCAAATGACTATGACTATACTTGCTGATTATGAGTTTATGGTAGATTGGGCGGTATGGTTAGGCTTTGAGCCAGTAGGGGTAAGTAGCTCACCGCCTCATAAGTACGTTGATTTTGTGCGTTGCAATCCAAATCAAAAAAGTGTTTACGATGAAACATTACGGCCCATAACGCACTGAAAGGCCCGAAAGGATACCCTTGCTGAAGTGAAAGAGTGGATACCCGTTGACAACTGTAACTTCAAAATAGGACTGTAAAATGGCTAATACAATTGACCAAGCCTTTATTAAACAGTTTGAATCAGAAGTTCACATGGCATATCAGCGTATGGGTTCTAAACTACGGAACACAATCCGCTCAACCAATGTGACTGGTTCAACTGCTC